CTGCTTATTATTTGTATTTTCATAATGCTAAGTTACACAAATGTATTGAAACAAGAAAGCCCCTAATTAAAGGGGCTCTCAAGTATTATTCAACTAAACACTATGCGATATTGCCTAGGTCAGCATAGATACCTGATGTAGGTAACATCAAGTTGAACGCTTCCATGCACTCAACCCTTGCAGTAACCAAGTTCTTAGTGAAGTTGTTTCCTTCTTCATAAGAGAATTGGATATTCATGCTTTCTGCTTCTACGCGCTCGAAATAGGTGTTATCAACAACAATTACCTTGTCTGTCAATACCCAATCTACTGCGATAACAGGTACGCCCCAGATAGTCATACCGCCGTTAGGGGTAACAACTACTGAACCGTTTCCGGCGTAGTAACCTGAATCAATTGTAGCTTTCAACAAAGCAGCCATTGACGCATTAGATACCGCAACAAATGAAGCGTTAAAACGTGCAGTCTTTTGGTTTGCAATGTAGTCAATCAATTGCTTAAGGTCAGCGGTTTCAGCGGTGGTTGTGCTACCAGTAGCGGCTGCAATAAACACTGCATAACCTTTTGCATTCTCAGCAAAGAAAAAGTCCCTTTGTAGCAATCTTGGTAAAGTACCAGATAACCAAGGTAAGTTCTTGCTCAATTGCTTAGAGAACGTAGAAACACCGGCAATGTACTCGGTTACGGTCTTAACCTCGCTCAATGCGTAGCTATTCACGCCCTTAGCTGCTCCTTCGGTTTGTACTGCTACGTTATTGGTTGTTGCAGTTTCTTTGTAAGAAACGAACAAACCAGTAGGACTGTACAAGGTAGGAATCAAGTCGCGCAAATTCAACGGCGCACCAGGTAAAATGTATTGCTTGCTATCATAGCTTGCAACAGGATCACCGGTTAAAGCGATGTCTTTTAACTCTAGGTTAAAATTACCATGCTTTTTAAGGCTAGTCTCAAACTCGTCCATGCGTCCGTCAAGGGCTTGGATAATTCCTTCGCTCAATGACTTCTTTTGTGCAGGCTTGCTCTTTTTGCCTTCGGTGAAGAACTTGTCCAATTGGGCTTGCATTGCGTCGGAAGCTGCTTTCACATCTTCAGGGGTTGCAAAGGTCATGCCTTCTAATTTGGATTTCATTTCGTTTGCTACTTTAGCAGCTTCTGTAGCGTCAAGGCCCGCTTTTGCGGCTTGCGCTTTGATTGTGTCAAGGGATGCGCCTAATGATTTGACGCTGTCCAAAATTTCTTGGCTCATTTTAAATAAGTTTAAGGTGTAATTTTAATAGCTCCTCGCTTATCTGTTTCGTGTAGTCCGGCTCGAGTGCTTGCGCGGCTTGAGTGGTAAGTAACGATTGGATTTGCTTTATCTCAATTTCCATCAAGGAAAAAGTTTCGTCTGTAAAAGTGCCATGCTTGAACTCGTGAAGCAATACGTCAAGGCGTTTGCTCATTGTTTCAGGGGTAGGCTTAAATTCGGCCTTACTCATGCCCAAAGTAGGGGTCATAGGGTTCGCGCCCCAAAGTACCGCACTACCTTCATATAGCTTCAGTTCTTTGATTATTCTAACCCCTTCTTTCTGATCCTGCCAATCCCATTTGATAGTTGAAAACCCGATTGAATGTTGGTTAATGCATCCACCTTCATAAAGTTTTAACGCATCTTCGCCTATCTCTGTGTCAATAACCGAAGTAACCGCAATAAGCATATCACCTTCCACATACAACTCCTTTGGCTTACCGATTGCGTTTTTTAAGTTGGCGCAATGGTCAACCAATGACCAAACCATGTTTGACCCTTTAGGGCCGCGCTCGCGGATAGTCTTAGTAACCGCGTCAGGGATAATTATATCCCCATCCAAGTCAATATTCCCGAATCTAGCCCAAACGGCCTTAACGGTTCTATTGCCCATGTCAACATCTAAAATGTCGGATTGAGCTTCTTTGGTTTGGAATTGCTTCATGTTCCCAAAGTTATGCAATTGCAACAATGTTGCAAAAATATTTTTTATTTGTTGTAATGGTTGGTGTAAGTTAGCCGTCTAAAACACAAACACTATGAATATAAAAGTAAACAACTTATCAAAACTTAATAGGGATTTTCCTAAATTAATGGTTGGGATAAAGAACCCTAACTGTATTGTATTTTTTAAAGAAAAAGAAATAGGGGTTATAATTTCTAGTGATTCTCATAGCATTTTACAAGGGTTAAATGATAATACATTTTGGGACATGTCAGATTTCACAGACTTTGAAGGCTCAATCACATTATCAAACGATTAGACTATGACACTACTCAATACAAACAGATTTAGTTCTTCAGTATTCTTTTTTTGGCATTGGCAAGTCAAAATAAACATTTCGGATGGTAAAAGTGTAGCATATCTTCATCAAAAACCTTTATTTGTATTTGAGTTAGACTTTTTATTTATTAGATTTTGGTTTGAGATTTGCGAAACTAATACTAATGGCTTTACCATGCTTAACAGACGATTGGCAAAACACAAATAAACCACTATGAACAATTACCAACTCAACAAAACAGACTACACCGTCCTTTCAACCCTTATTTTAGGTTTTATCGCGCTTATGGTGCTATTGGGATAATAAAAACAACACTATGAAAAATAAATACAGAATTGTTAGTGACAAGTATGCTGGTTATGAAGTACAAATAAAGTACTGGTTTTTCCCTTTGTTTTGGATTCAATTAACTGGCGATTATTGTCCGTTTTTAAATACAAACATTTCTATCGAACAAGCAAAGCGGCTTATTGAAAAACATAGGTTAGGTAGTGAAAAAAGGAAAGTCTATCATGTAGAGTAATTTATTACCCTGCTAATATCGCCCCCACGGCCTGTTGAATCTGCAACAATGTAACGTTGTTTAATGCTTGGTAGATGAAAGCTACATTACCATTCAAAGGTGGTTGGTCGGCTAGTTTAATCAATCTACCATTGGCATCTCTTTGCGGTACGAAAGCTACATTGCAGCGGCAATTGCAAACCTGTGCGGCTGGTGCGCCCGGTTGTCCTGGGTGCAACATTGCATCGGTACCCAACTTGGATGGAACTTGGAAGTTCTCATCCATTTCAGCCGTCACGCCGTTCATGTGTAAATGGTCTGTTGTATCGCGCGGCTCGCGTCTTGTTCTGTTGTCCTGTGCGGACTGCCATTCCTTACGGCATTTTAACCCTGTGTCAAGCGCGCCTACCATTGATCCAACGTTAGCCGCGTGGCTCGTTTCAGTACGTGCAATCAGTTCACCCCTCCAACGTGGCAATCCTCGCGCTTCAATCAGTGTCATTACTTGTGAAGTGGTAAGGTTGTTTTCTGCCTGTTGTAGAAGAATGGCGCGTAACTGCTCGCGGGTTGTGTCTGTAATATCGGCGGCCAATTGGCTTAAGCCCATGCGCTCTAGGTACTGCAACACTACCAATTCATAGCGGCTCGCGTCTGTCATCTTTTGCGCGCGCTTCAATACTTGCTCTTTGGTACGCTTTGCCATCCGTACCCCTAACGTTGTATGTATGCTAGTGAGCGCTGCTTGCAGCTTTACCATGTCAGGCTCATTGCCCAATAGCAATGCTTCAAACTGTTCGCGGATTATCTGTTCAAAGATAGGTGCGTAATGTTTGCGGGCGGCATTGTATGTTTGGCGGTAACTCATAGCTGCGGGAACTCGTCAATTGGTGCGATATTATTTGGAATGTATAGTTTTTGCATATCGGCTTGGTCAATGTAGTCAGGTTTCTTCAATCCCATTATTTGCATCTTTTGAGCGGGGGCAATCCACCAGGCCGTATTAAGATAATCAACTTGGTCTTTGCGGTCAGCTACCAATTCAGGGTAAGCATCAAGACTAAAGTCAACCATTAATCCGGTTCCTTTGTACCCCCAATGGGTGTGTAGCATCCTGTTGAAGTTATCCCTTGCAGCTACCAACAATGGCAGCACCGCGCGAACAATCAACTCCTTTTGCGCCTCTCTCACGTTGTTGTATGTCTTACCCTCTGCATCGTTCAACAATTGGCTTGGTACGCCGTAGATGTTGGCGATGGCCCTCATATCCCACTTTTCACTCTCAATGATATTCAAGTCCACCGGACTTAGTCCTATCTTGTGTACACCTACCTTCCATCCTGAATTGATTACTTTGCCCTTGTTCTTTGCGCCCGCATTTTCAGCTAGTTTTTTCTTCATGGCTTCTACTTGATCCGAACCGTCAACAGGGTCAAACCTATCGTCATCCATATACATAACAACATCAGGCCCGCCGTTCTGGAACTGCGCCACGGCCGCCGTCTTAGCTTCATTTGAGCGGGTAAGGTTCTTGGCAGCCGCCTTTAATGGGCTCATACCGTACAACTCACCGCCTACTGCATCCCATTGTAGGTTCACGTACTTATCTTGCAGCACCTCGGCCAAAGTAAATTCAACCAAACGGCCTATGTAAAGTTGATACCCGGTCTTAACGGCCGGGAACGCCTGAATGTCGGCGTAGATGCTCATGAATTGGCTTGGTAGGGCTGTTAGTGTCAATGGCTTACCCTCGTTTGCACCCGCTTCAATACGCTTAGCATAAACGAACGCATTGCCACAAACCAACTTGAACGTTAACCATGCTTCAATCAAGTCAGCCCATGTGTCCTCTTCATTGGGATAGGTAAGTAATTCGTTCAACCTAGCATCCCCCTCGTATAATTCGTAGGCTTC